GTGAAGTGTATGAAGTATTCTTATAATTAAAAAGAGGGACCTAAATCCCTCTTTTTTTTATTCTAACTTTATTCCATCCGAGGATAATATATACCAATTACCTTCCACATTATAAAACTCAACACAAGCACCTTTATTAATTAATATTTCATCATATTCCTCATCAATTTTACCAATAAATGGTATGATAATAACATTAGTTAACGCTTTTATTTTAATGTATGTAGTTGTTGTCGAATCTAATAATATTTTAGACGATGGTGTATTCCTTACAATTATTATTGATTCACCTTTCGTTCTATATTCTGTAGTGTCAACAAATTTAATAAGTTCCCTTTCATTAATTGGGTCAGTTGACATATAATATTTATGTCCTATAGTTCTTTTATTGATTAGTTTTCTCATAATTAAATTACGTATATTTGTCTCGGCATTGCTCGGAACTTCAATGTTTTATTTAAATTTTCAGCAAGTAATGCCTCTCTCTCCATCACTTTTTCAGGTTTTAATCTTGTTAATTTACCTTCAGCACCTATTAATTCATCAATTAATTTTGTTTTTTCATCTTTACCTTCAGTAGCTAAAGATTGATAATCCATTGTTAATTCGGAGTCAGGTGTTTTTAAGTTACCACTATATTTCCCACGAACTTTAGATAACGTTTCTTTACATGAAGCAACAAACCAACGTCTTACCCAAACTTGAGCAGGATTATTTAAATCGGTCCAAGACATTTTATCGAATGGTATGTCTGATGGTAATTTAATAATATCAGGATTGTCGGCTAAACATTTATCTCTACCACCTTGTGATGTATCATAATAGTGATACCAAACTTTACCTCTCATCAAATTAGCGTTACCAAAATCAAATTTACCACCAGGCGTGTTCATTAAATTTAAAGATTTTTTACCACCTGGTAATGCCGTGATTGTGTATGTTAAATCACCACCAATAATTCTTCTTTGTATGTTGATTTCTTGCATTCTCAATAACATATCAAAAGCGGGTGCCATAAGGTAAGAACCTGACATACCCATTTGAGCCAAACCACCCGCACCACCAAGACCACCACCAGCACCAAGTGCTCCGAAAGACCAAGGGTCGAACATTGTATTATTTAATTCTGACGGTGTAAACCATAATAGTTCATTAATCTCCCTATCGGCAGGAATTTCATAGTTTTGTTGATTGTCTTTTAATTGGACATAATCTTTTTTAAGTTCCCAATCTCCTCCCGCTTGTAGACCAACTATTTTGGAGTATGCGTAAGTATAACGAGTTTCATAGTCTAAACTTTTAGAAATGAATGCTCTTGATAATGATTGTGTGTCAAGATTAAGATTATATAAAGAAGTCCATTGTGACTCGATTAACCAATTTTGTACTTGTTCGGAATAATCATCAATAGAAAATTCCAATAATGTGTCCATCTGTTCATCATCTAATTCGACTGAACGTAATGGGGCACCCAATATATGTCTTATTTTCTTATATAGGGAACTTCTTTCTGGTTCTGTGATTACTGACATAATTAAATTTTATATATAAATATTTAGCATATATTGTATTTTACATATAAGACTAATAAATATGTTTAATTAGATTAATTTCAGGTATTAAATAATTACCTTTAACAATCTTAATACCGTTATTATCGAATATCATGGCATCTTTATTATTTTTAGAAAAAATCATCCAATCTGTTTTATAAGAATTAACTTGACCTGTGTCTAACATTTTGTAATAACCATCAACTAATTCATAAGACTTATACGGTTTAATTTGTGCGGTTTTAATTTCATCACCAATTTTAACTTCACAGTCAATACCATCAAGTGCGTCAATAGTATTACCAAGTTCACCAATTTTTTTAACATTTTTATCCCCGTATTCTTTTTTAAGAATCTCAACAACTTTTATTTCAGTTAATTCACCAAGTGAGTTAGTACTACCAAGTGTTACCATAATATTTTCAAAAGTCCCTGACGATAAAGAAAAAATTCTTGTTTTAAATTCATCAATAATACTAATTAATCTTTTTGCTTCATTAATTTGTTCTCCGACGGATTTATTTTTAAAACTAATTTTAGGTTTACCCAATTTTTCCATAACAATATTAATGTCGTTTAATAAAACACAAAAGACTTCGTAATTCGTATTCATTTTATTTATCACCGACCTACCTTTTTGTTCAAAATCATATATTCCCAACATTTGATTTGGACCATAAGCGTCTTTTTCATAGTAATTATCAGGAAAAACCTCACTTAAAATTTTCTCAACACCGAATCTGTAAATATTCTTTACATACTTATTGGTGTTAAATAAATTTCGATAAATTTGAACTTCACCTCGACTACATCTTTCAGACACACCTTCATTAATAATTCGTTTCAATTTAAAATTCTCGTTAATAGTTGTTTTAGTTTTCATTTTTAATAATTCATTAACAAATTCCCAATTCACACATTTCCAAAAATTATGGATATATTCATCTCTCTTGTTACGATATTTTAAATAATAAGAATGTTCCCATAAATCTAAACCAAGTAATGGATAACCACCATTTCTAATAACATTCATTAATGGGTTATCTTGATTTGGGGTTGATATTATTTTTAAAGTGTTACGTTTAGTTAACACTAACCAAACCCATCCTGAACCAAATCTATTTTTAGCAACTGACTCAAATTTATTTTTAAATTCTTTTAAACTACCAAATGAACTATTAATTTTCCTTAAAATTGGTCCACTACATTCTTGTTCTTTTGGGGATAACATTTTCCAAAACAACGCGTGGTTAAATGCACCACCCGCATTATTTCGTATCGTTTTGTTGTACTTACCAATACGTTTAATTATGTCCTCAAGTTCAACATCACCATAATCTTTCTTAGATAATGCGTCGTTTAATTTTTTAACATATCCTTTGTAATGTTTATTGTAGTGAAAATCCATTGTTTCAGAATCAATGAAATTCTTCAAGGCAGAGTAAGAATATGGTAGTTTTTCTATACCGATTTTTTTTGCTTCACTAAGTAAAGTTCGTTTGGCATCTTCTTTTTTGATATTTTCAGTCAGTACTTTGACTTTATCTTCTAATGTTTTCATAATCTTATTATAATACTATAAATAAGCTGAAATACTAAAATATCACTTAATGAGTATACGATTCATTATTTCTTGAACAATATCACTACGGTCTATGTTATCACCCATAACAGTGTCGATAATATTCTTCTTATTAGATAAAATATCGTATATCGCACCTTCAATAGTGTTTTCAAATATTGGGTAATAAATTGAAACACTGTTTTTTTGACCGAACCTGTATGCTCTATCTTCAGCCTGTTGGTGGTCCGATGGAACAAATGATAAGTCATTCATTATACAAGCCTCACCAGCGGTGAGAGTAATTCCTACACCCGCGGCTTTTGGAATTGGTCAACCGCATGTTGACGATGAGGTTTACTACAAGAACCGTCTAAATAAACGGCCTCTTTTCCAAAATGTTGGTATATTTTTTGTAATGTGTCTGTAAAATTTGTGAAAATAATCACTTTTTTATCTTGGTCAATAATATTTTGTGCTAACTCTATAGTTGTATTTATTTTTTCTTCAGCAATTATTTGTCTAACCTTCATCAACTTACTAAATTGTATTGTTAATGATGAAGATTCTTCTTTTTTATTTTCATACCAATTGTAATACTCCCCCATCATGGCTTCGTACTCTTTTGATTTTAGTTTTAGGTAAACAGGTGTAATAATTTTATCGGGTAAATCTAATACGTCTTCTTTTAATCTTCTTAAAATGTGGGTTTGTGTTCTTTCTCTTAACTCATCTAAATTAGATGCCCCTGTTACATTCCATATCTTTCTTTTACCGACACTAAATTGAAATCCATTACAGTATCTTTTAGCATACGCCATCCAATTTGCAGCCACTGGACTTTCAACTAAACTTAAAAGATTATAATAATTCATTGGTCTTGAAGTCATCGGGGTTCCTGTTAATA